GGGCGGAGCGATGATCGCCAGTGCCGCATCGTCGCGGCCGGCCTTGTTGGGATCGTACCCCAGCCACACCGGCCTGTCGCCGAACGGGCGCAGGCCCGGCACTTCGACGTGAGCGGGGTGGAAATCTCGCCAGCTGTAAAAGCTGTCGACCATTGCCCCGCGCAGCAGGCGGTATGGAAAGCTCGATGCGGCATCGTCGACGAATTCGCACTCGAACAGGTTGCGGAAAGCGTCTTCGCTGCGCTCGGCGCGCAACTCTTCGACGTCGATCAGGTCGCCCATGCCTTTGGCGACGGCATCGTGCACGGTGACGATCTGGCACCAGCTGCCGTCGGGCATCATAGCCCCGTTGCGCAGGTGCTTGTGGGAAATGTCGAACAGCTGCTGCTTGGTCTTCGCGCGGCCTCGATTCCATTCCTCACCCGACCAAAAGGCATAGGCTTGGTGCGTCTTCGTCGACGGGGTCGAAAAATAGGTGCGCTTGTAGATCTTGTGCGTGGCCATCGCCTCGGCGACGGTCTTCAGCGTCTCGAAGCCGACGGTCCAGAAGAACTCATCGAAGTAGAAGTCGCCGCTCTCCCCCTGTGCTGTGTTCTGGTTGGTCGATAGCGGGTAAAGGCCCACTTGATCGATCTTGAGCGGCTCGCCTTCGCCGTCTGTCAGGCCCGAAAAATCCAGCATGATCGGATCGCCGCGCAGGTCGACGCCGGTCACCTTCTGCACCCAGTTGGTGATCTCGCGCCGGAACTTCATGGCTTGCCGCTTCGAAGCGGAGACGAAAATCTGGTTGCGGGGTTGATTCCCGGCGATCACGGCCTCGGCGATCTTGGCGAAGGCCTCGCGCGCAAAATAGGCCGTGAAGCCGATCTGCCGGCCCTTGAGGTACTTCCGCGTGCGCTGGTTGCGCTGATCCCAGCATTCGAGCTGGTGGCCGAAACACCAGTCGTGAAAATCATCGAGCAGCGCCTGGTACTGCTCCCGGGTCAGGCAGTTCTTGCGCTTTTCGGCCCGCTTGGCCTTGGCCGCGTCGTCATTCCGGCGCTCGATGTTGGGGTTGAGGTCGCCTTCCTTGCCGGTCTCGGTGTACTTCCGCACCCGGGCCATGCGCTCCATCTGGCGGGTGAGAAAATCCACCCGCTTCATGTCGCCTTCGGTGAAGGGTTCCTTGTCGAGCAGGGTGGCGATCTTGGCTTCGAGCCGGTCTTCGACCACGTCGACCGGGGCGGCATTCGCCCACTTGTCCCGGCGCTTCCAGCTGGCGACGGTCTGGTACGGGATCTCGAGCTCGTCGCCGATCTGCCGCACCGTCCAACCGCGCCAGTAGAGCGAGCGCGCCATGCGCCGCAGGGCCATGCCCGCGTCACGGACGTCGCCTTGATCCTCGGACAGGTCGGTTCTGGGCAGGTGCATGGCCTTGCCATGCACCCCTCGCCCGCCATTCGCGCCAGAAGCTTGCGCGGTTGATGGCGCTTCCACCCGCCCGCGCCGTTGCGCGAATGGCCCGGGGCGGGGCCTTAGTGCGCTCAACGTCACGAGCCACCAGCTGGAGCCCCAGACCCATGAAGACCAAGCGTTTCCTGCTCGCCACCTCCGGCGCAACCGTCGACGGCCGCACGATCGAGGCCGAGCACCTGCGCCAGATGGCCAAGAGCTATGACCCCAAGGTCTACAGCGCGCGGCTCAATATCGAGCACATCCGCGGCATCAGCGGCGAAGGTCCGTTCCGCGCCTATGGCGACGTGCTCAGCCTGGAAGTCGAAGACATCACCGTCGACTTCAACGGCAAGCCCGAAACGCGCACCGCACTCTACGGCGTGTTCGATGTGACCGAGGACGCCAAGGCCCTCAACGAAGCCGGCCAGAAGCTTTACCCCTCGATCGAAATTCACCCGAACTTCGCGGACAAGGGCTACGCCTATCTCATGGGCTGCGCGCTGACCGACAGCCCGGCCTCGATCGCGACCGAGCGCCTGCAGTTCACCAGCCAGCTTTCCGCCGCGGTGCCGGGCATCCAGCGTTACTCGCGCGAGGACAAGGCCGACGCCGCTCTGCTCGAATTCGACGTCGCGGCCACGCCTGAATCGACCGGGCTGCTCTCGGGCCTCAAGGGCATTCTCGACGGCTTCGCCGATCGCTTCGCCCCGAAGACCGAAACGCCCCCCGCCCCGAAGACCGATCCGGCCGCGCCCGCCGCTCCCCAGGCCTTCACGGCCGATGACCTGCGCACCGTCTTCACCGAGCTGGCGACCTCGATCGACAAGTCGATCACGGCTCTGCGCACCGAAACCCGCGAGACCACCGATGCGATCGAGGTCAAGCTCGCCAAGCTGCAGCAGCACGAGGAAACGACCCCGCCCAGCGGGTACCGGGCACGCCCGGAAAGCGCCGGGCAGAATGGAAACTACGCCCGAACCGACTGCTGATCTCGCCGCCCTGCGGGGCATCTCTGCCACGCCCACCCATTGCCCCGCCTCAGTAACCAAGGATCACGCCCATGCGCAAAGACACCCGCGCTCGCTTCAAGTCTTACGTTTCGCAGATTGCCCTTCTGAACAATGTGGCGATCGAGGACGTGGCAACGCAGTTCAGCGTGGAGCCCGTCGTCGAGCAGCGCCTCGAAGACCGCATCCGCGATTCCAGCGAGTTCTTGATGGCCATCAACATGATGCCCGTCACACAGCAGACCGGGCAGAAGCTCGGCGTCGGGTGCGGCCGCCGCCTTGCGGGGCGGGTCAACACCGCAGGCGGTCAGCGCCGCAACCCTGCCAACATCGGAAACGACAACCTCAAGAGCACCTATTTCTGTGCTCAGACCAATTTCGATTGGAGCCGTCAGTATTCGCAGCTCGATGCCTGGCGCCATCGCCCCGAGTTCGAGACGCTGATCCGCGATGATATCGTGCACCAGCAGGCGCTGGATCGCATCTGCATCGGTTGGCACGGCGTCGAAGTCGCCGAAGACACGGACATCGTCGCTAACCCGAACCTCGAAGACGTCAATGAGGGCTGGCTGCACCACATCCGCACCGATGCGCCGGCTCAAGTCATGGACGACGGCGCGCTGACCGTTAAGAGCGATGGAAGCAACAACCCCGCGCTCAAGGCGATCTACGTCGATGCCGGCGCGGTGCTGTACGATCCCAGCCTCGACAACGCCGTCGACGCGGAGGCGGATTACTCTTCGCTCGATGCGCTGGTGCTCGATGCCAAGCGGCTGATCCACGAAACCCACCGCGGCGATACCGATCTGGTGGTGATCGTCGGCCACGATCTGGTCGACGACAAGTACTTCAACATCGCCCAGAAGACCGGTGCGACCGCGACCGAAGTCGAAGCCACCGACCGGATCATCCGTTCGGAGAAGATGCTCGGCGGCCTGCCGGCGATGCGGGTCAGCAGCTTCCCGGCCAACGCCCTGCTGATCACCAAGCTCAGCAATCTGTCGATCTACTGGCAGGAGGAAACCCGCCGCCGCCAGCTGCGCGACGAACCCGACTACAATCGCGTCGCCAACTATGAATCGGTCAATGAAGCCTACGTGGTCGAGGAATACGAGATCGCTTCGCTGGTCGAGAACATCGTCATCGGCAAGGCACCCGACCGCCCGGCACCGTAATACCCGAGGGGCTTTGAGGGCGGCGTCTGACATCCGGGTCGGTGCCGCAAGAGCCCAGACACGAAGGCGGTGAACGGTGCGGGATTGGAAGCCCGCACCCCATTAGCCGCCAGCCCCGCCGCCGGATCGCGCGGGGACCTTATTGAGGCCTACCGCTTCGCTGCATGAGGCCGGATTTCAGGAGGCACCGCATGTCCTACAGCCCCGCCCTTCGCAACCGCCAGCGCAAGCTCGCCGCGCTCGCCGGCGGTGCCAGCGCGCTCGCCGCCGCCACGCTGGCCGAACCCGATCCCGCCAGCGCTGCAGGGCAGCAATACGCGGTCCTGCGCGCTGTGCTCCACGACAACCTGCGCAAGCTGCAGGACGTGGAGAGCCACGAAGCGCGGATCCCGATGAAGCTCGACTTCATGAACGAATTCGGGCCCTGGGTGGCTGGCGTGATCGAGGCTGACAGGCCGGTGCAGGATGAGGTGCTGCTCACCTGCATGGTCTGGGCAGTCGACCGCGAGCAATACGACATCGCGATGATCGCCGGCAGCTTCGCGCTGAAGCACGGCCTCGCCATGCCCGAACGCTACAACCGCTCGGTTGCCTGCTTCCTGCGCGAGGACATCGCCGAAGCCGCGCTCAAGGATCCCGCCGCTGTCCCGCACGAGATCATGGTGCAGCTCGACGTGCTCACCGCCTCGGCCGACATGCCCGATCAGGCCAAGGCCAAACTCGACAAGGCGCTGGGGCGCAGCTGGCTGGCCAAGGCGGAAGGCTTCGACCCGAGCGACGAAACCGGCCCCGCCGGCGGCGCGGCGGCCTTTGCCACCCAGGCGCTCGAGCACTTCAACCGGGCGAAGAAGCTCAACCCCAAATGCGGGGTGGTGAAGGACATCCAGCGCACCGAAAAGCTGCTGCGCGATCTGGCCCCGAAGGCGGAAGATTAAGGATCGTGCCCGTCCGCCCTCAAGTAGCGGAGCGGTAGGGCACAACGACGCGCCCCACGGCGTCGGGGAGGGCGGACAGGACGGCGACGGGTTTCCTTTCCCCGATCGCCGATCCCGTCCCCACCCTCCCCACATTTTGATCGCGCTACCGCTTCGCTGATTGAGCGCGGCGTTGCGCCAGCAACGGGAAGGGAGGTGATCATGTTCGCCGGGGGTGAGACAGCATGACGGGATTGACCGCACCGCCCGACAACTTCGACCCGGCCGGAACCGATGTCGCGGCCGACGCATGGTTTCCGTCGATCTCGACCGCGCAGGTTCGCGCCGGCATCC